GGCAAAACATGTAGGATTCTATGTTGATTGGCCGGACGACAAATACCTTAGAAAAGATTTAGGGTATTGGATTGACATGGTAGACGCTATGCCAGTTGGAAACATTTTTGACAATCCAGAACTATTGCAGGAGGTGAAGCAAAATGATTGATTTGATTATTGCTTTTTCTTTAGGAGTTATAGTTGGCATTATCCTACTTTCCATATATTGCTCAGTAGCGATCAAAAATAAAAACAAGAAGGGCTGAAAAATGGAACGGCAGTTTATTTGCGGTGATTGTATGGACTATCTTCCAGGCATTCCAGATAATTATTTCGACATAGCTGTTGTGGATCCGCCGTATTTTAGCGGCCCGGAGAAAAGATTGTTTTATGGCAACGAGACAAGCCCCATTGGGGTAAAAAGAACCGATTATGAAAAGATGAATACGTGGAATGTTCCATCAAAAGAGTATTTCACTCAGCTATTCAGGGTGTCCAAAAATCAGATTATATGGGGCTGCAACTATTTTGATTACAATTTTCCGCCAGGAAGGATTATCTGAGACAAGTGTAACGGGAATTCAAGTTTTTCTGACTGCGAAATAGCAGCGTGCAGCTTCCACGAAAGTGTAAGATTGTTCCGGTACATGTGGAACGGAATGCAACAGGGAAAAAGCGTAAACGAGGGATGGATTCAGCAGGGAAACAAAAGCTTGAATGAAAAACGCATTCACCAGACACAAAAGCCAGTGAACCTATACCGCTGGATATGTCAACGATACATAAAGACAGGGTGGACTGTCCTGGACACCCATGTGGGAAGTGCAAGTTCCCTTATCGCTTACGAGGAAAACGGTTTATCTTATGTCGGATTTGAAATTGATAGAAAAATGTATGAAGCAGCAACTAAACGCCTTGAAGAATTTCGGGCACAGATTAGTATTTTTGATTTTATCGGCTACAACTGAAGCGAAAAGCGCGAGCGCTCGCGCTTTTCCGGGGAGGGGATGACGAGATGGAAAACAATAGCACACCGGTACAAGCTAACGAAGAACAGAAACCAACACAGATTTGGAACAGAGACATCAACACTCTTGCAAGTGTGATGTACTCTATGCAGGATATTTTGCGAATTGAAGAGATGCAGCAGTGGCAGCAAGAGCGAATGACAAATATATCCGCCCGGATAGACGGAACATCTGGCGGGAGCGGTACAGCGAAAGGACTTGACGAGGCCTTTGCCAAATTATCTGAGCTGGATGAAGAGTACGCGGCAATGTGTAAAAGCTATGCAGACACCACAAAAGTGGCAAATGAAATCCTTCACAGCATCACGAGCCCAAGCATGAGATCATTCGTTATCTTGAAGTATATGCTGAATATGCCAGACATAAAGGTGAGAAAAGAGTTAAATATGTCTCGCCGCAGTCTGGAACAGGCGAAAGAATGTATTGAAAACGCAGCGTGTATGGCAGAAGTGGAGTGGAAAGAACGGTATATTTTACCGATGGAGGATTTTACAGAAGAAAAATCATAACATTTGAAAAAATGTGTTGAAATGACAAGTGAAATATTGTAATATGGTAACATGTAATAAATGAGAAAGGCAAGTGATAAAAGGCACTTGCCTATTTTTATGCCATAAAAGAGGTGGTATAGATGGCAAATGCAGGAATCCGGCTGGAAATAGACGCTTCTGATCTGAAAGAAGAAATAAACAGACTACGTTCAGTTGCTACCCCCGAACAGTTTGACCGGGCAATGTATCGGATATTTTTGAGAACCGGTGGACGTGTACGAAAGATCGTAAAGCAGGATCTTCCGAAACAGTATCATGTTAAGCAGAAGGACGTTGCAAGCGATATACAGGGCACAAAGATTACATCCGGAGGCGTTGGAGGTGTCGGTTGCATTATCCCGATCAGAGGAACCAGACGGGCAATTGGAAATAAAAAAGGTTATTCGGCAACAGGATACAAAAAAGGATGGAACAGCGTCAAGGGAAAATACAAAATAAAAGCAAAGATTGTAAAATCAGGAGAGAGCGTCCTCCCCGCCAATGTAAGCAGTTATGGAGGACAGCCTCCGTTTAGAAACAATACTGCTCGAAAGCTAAATATGCTGACTTTTACAAGAGAAGGAAAAGCAAGACTGCCGATCAAACCGGTAAAGGGAATTGCAATCCCACAGATGCCCCTTAACCGAAGCAAGCCAGATGTCCAGAAAGACATCATGGATCACATGAGAAAAAGAATTGAGCACGAATTTCAGTTATTAATGGGGAGTGGCCGCTAATGGGTGTCAGCATGACGAAAAAAGAGCTTGCTACCATAGCAGGCTACACCTACAGAAGATTATACGATATTGACAGGGACTTGCCAGAAGGCAAGAAACTGTTTGTTCCGGGAGAGAGCGGCAAATATGACCTCTCTATTTTTGTGCAAAAATGGGTAGAGTACAACGTTGCTGTTGCTACGGAATCAAGCGTTGCTTACGACCTTGACGAAGTAAAAGCCAAGCACGAGGTTGTAAAAACCCAGAAGACAGAGCTGGAAGTCGCCAGAATGCGCGGACAGTTAATTGACGTGCAGGACGTACGGCGGCTGTGGGGCGATATTGCAAATACTGTGACACAGAATATGCTTCACCTACCCAGCAAGCTTGCACCTATGCTTCAGATGCTGGACAATGTAGAAGTGATATCCAGCATCATTGACGAAGAAATCAGAAAAACATTAACAGGTATCTCCGAGACACCCTTACCGGATTATGCGGCAGAGGGTGACAAGGAAGAAAGCGAGGGGGAGGACGAAGGGGAGGTGTAACAGTTGAGTGCTTTAGGAGAACTCGCCCGGTACACTTTTCACATGTTCCGGCCACCGGAAGCCCAGACTGTATCAGAGTGGGCGGACAAAAACCGCGTCCTGGTATCAGAGAGCAGCGCCGAGCCTGGAGCCTGGCGCACAGACCGCGCCCCATACCAGCGGGAAATCATGGACAGTTTCACACAGCCTGGTATCTGGCAGATTGTGATAATGGCCTCCGCTCAGGTAGGAAAGTCTGAAATCGAGCTTAATATGATGGGATGTGCCATTGACAACGATCCGGGCCCCATGCTGTATATACAGCCCACGGATAAGGTTGCAGAGGACTATTCAAAGCGTCGTATCGCACCAATGATCCAGGCATGTCCCACACTGAAAGAAAAGGTATTCAAGGCACGCAGCCGTGATACCGCAAACACGATCACCATGAAAACATTTCCCGGCGGCTCCCTTGCAATCATTGGTGCAAACAGCCCGGCAGATCTTGCCAGTAAGCCGGTACGGTATATTTTCATGGACGAAACAGACAGATTTCCAGCCAGCGCAGGAACTGAGGGCGATCCCCAGGAACTGGCAGAACGAAGAACTGAGACCTTCAGACACAACCGTAAAATTGTGAAAACATCTACACCAACCATAAAGGGGCGAAGCAAGATTGAGAAGGATTACATGAATGGTACACAGGAAGAGTGGCATACTGAGTGCCCTCATTGCCATACTTTTAATTTTATCCGTTTTTCAGATATCCATTTCGAGAAAGAGGACTTCAAGGATGCAGAAGGAAACGATGATTATCACGTATTGAAGGTTACGTGGCAATGTCCGACATGCAAGCGCGAGATTCCGGAACACCTTGCAAAACGGCTTCCGGCAAAATGGGTCTCCAAAAACCCGGCGGCATTAAACAATGGAATCCGTTCATTCCGTTTGAATGCCTTCATGTCCCCCTGGTCCGACTGGAAGGACATTGTATACAAGTTTCTGAAATCAAAGAACGATCCAGAGATGCTAAAGACTTTTTACAACACCATTCTTGGTGAGTGCTGGGAGGTGCACACCAACAAGGGATTGGACGAAAAGCTTTATAACCGCCGGGAACATTACAATGCCGAGGTACCAACCGGGGTATTGCTTCTTACAATGGGGATTGATACACAGGACAACCGACTGGAATATGAGGTCGTGGGCTGGGACCGTAACGGCCAGAGCTGGGGAATCAGCAGGGGAATCATCCCAGGAAGGGCGGATTCACCGGGGGTATGGGAGGAAGTAGATTTACTTCTTGACCATGAGTGGAAGATGAAGAATGGCATGAAAATGAAGGTGCTTGCAACCTTTATAGATTCCGGCGGACACTTTACCCTGGATATCTACAGGGAATGCGCCAAAAGGCAGACAAAGCGTATCTAAGGTGAGGGCGGTGAAGGTAAGGAATATTGCCGCCAGATGAAAAAAGCAAAACAGTCAGAAGGAATCAAATTCATTATTGGTGTTGATGATGGCAAAGGCGCGATCATGTATGAGGCAGGGCTTGATACGCCGGGACCGAATTACATGCATTTTCCAATCGACTACCGCGCCGGATATGACAAGGAGTACTTCAAAGGCCTCATATCCGAACAGATGGTAATACACCGCCAGCGTGGAAAGTCTGTTGTGGTATGGGAAAAGATATACGAGCGTAACGAGCCGCTTGACTGCCGGAATTATGCCCGCGCGGCATACCGTTATTTCAACTGGCATTTTGATAAGCTTGAAAAAGTGATCTACGGTATAGAAGAGCCACAGATCATAACGAAGAAAGAAGAAAAGAAGAGGAAACAACGGCATATTGTGAGCCGGGGAATTCAAGTATAGGAGGCGAGAAGATGGCAAGAAACGCATATACATTAACCGAAGCGCAGGAAATGCTTACATTGTGCAAGGTAGCAACAAAAGAATTGCTAAATGGACAGGCAAAAAGCTATCGCGTTGGCACGCGGGAGTTTACGGCTCTTGACATACAGGATCTGCTAGATCTGACGAAGTATTTTTCGAACCTGGTAGAATCACTGTCAGGGAATACGAGAAGCGGAAATGTAGGGCGTTTTGTACCCCGTGATCTGTAAGGAGCTTTGAAATGAGTAGAAAAAAGAAACAGAAGAAAGAACCAAAACAGAAGAAAAATGCAGTGGAACTGATACCACAGCACAGCATACCGGGATCCAGACACTCAGCCCCAGCCCCTCGAATGAGCTACGGCAGCCACGGAGCCAGCCAGACACTTAACAGCATGGTTGGCTGGATTATTGACGCAGGGAACGCGGAGGACAACATTGACCTTTATTCTTCCACGCTTCGCAAGCGTGCAAGGGATTTATATGCAGGCGGCGGCCTTGCAAGGAGCGGCCCCGAAACTCTGACTACTTCGGTAGTTGGATGGGGAATTTTGCCCAAACCGAAGATTGACGGTGATTTCCTTGGAATGTCTGATGAAGCAAGGGAAGAAGCTGAAAAGGCAATTGCAAGGGAGTTCCGGCTGTGGGCGGGAAACACAATGTGTGATGCCACAAGGCGGCAGAACTTTTACGGCATACAGCAGCTGGCGTTCTTATCCATGCTCATGTCCGGTGACGTGTTCGCGCTGTTTGGGATGAAGGAGAACAAGAGAACCCCGTACCAGACTACAATCCGGCTTCTGGAAGCTGACAGGATCTGCAACCCGGATTCTTCAGGAGACAGCGAGGGAACTGCAACAGACAGCGGCGGCAGGATCATAGACGGCGTAGAAACAGACCAGGAAGGTACTGTAATCCGGTACCATGTGGCAAGCCGAAGCCCGATTGCAGGGAATGATTCCAGTGAACTGACATGGACAGCAATAGATGCTTTTGGATCAGACACAGGCTATCCGAACATTTTGCACGTAATGACATATGAACGCCCGGAGCAGTGCCGGGGAATCCCATTTGTTGCGGCTGAGATCGAGCAATTAAAGCAGTTCAGCCGATATATGAATGCGGAACTGGCTGCAAATGTGGTATCGGCAATGCTTACATGCTTTATCACAAGCGATCAGGATGATGGGTCTTTTGGCTTGGAGGATGCAGTAAATGAAGAGGACAAGGTTACAGAGGATGATATTTCACTGGAGCTTGCACCGGGAGCCGTTTATAACCTTCCGCCTGGAAAGAAGATTGAAACCGTAAACCCACTGCGAAGCAATTCACAGTTTGAAACCTTTGTAAACACCTGTATTACTGTTATCGCTTCCTCAATGGGAATCCCAAAAGAGGTTTTGACGAAAAAGTACGAAAGTAACTACACCGCTGCTAGAGCGGCACTTCTTGATTTCTGGCGCACTGTAAAGGTATACAGAACCAGATTTAACGACGATTTCAACCAACCCATATATGAACAGTGGCTTTCAGAAGCTGTTGCAGCCGGACGTATTGACGCGCCCGGCTTTTTTGATGATCCGGCAGTCCGCCAGGCGTGGTGCGGATGTGTATGGATGGGCGCAAGTATGGGGCACGTGGATCCAAAGAAAGAGGTTGCAGCCGCAGAGGCAAGGATTGCAAATAATATCACCACTCAGGAACAGGAAGCGGCTGAGTATAACGGCAATGATTGGGCGGCAAACATTCGCCAGCGAAAGAAAGAAGTCGCAGCCGCGCAGGAACTTACAAGTTTATCTGAACAGACAGAGCCGGCTAAAACACAGGATAGCAAAAAGATAAAGAAAAAGAGCAAGGAGGAATAGACGTGAACGAAAATGCAGTTTATCTCATGGTTCCAAAGGACATTTTTAAAATTGGTTATAGCGTAAAAATGTCCGCTGAGAGCGAAGATACCGCAGAGGTAATGTTGTACGGAGAAATCGTTGGAGATGTGCCGAGCTATTGGAATTACTTCTATCCAGAAGATAAAAACGCTTCTATCTTCAAAAAGGCAATTGAGGATGTAAGAAAAGATGGTGCCACCAAATTATTACTCCGCATTAACTCACCAGGAGGCGTATGCACAGAAGCCGTAGCTATGAGATCTATTTTGGCAAATGCTGGATTCGATGAAATTAACATCAGAATCGAGGGACTATGTGCCAGTGCAGCCACCATGATCGCAAGCATCCCGGGCGCACATGTAGCGATCGCAGAAGGAAGTGAATATATGATTCACAACCCCTGGTGCATGGCATATGGCAATGCAAACGAAATGGAACACACTATTGAGCGACTTCGAAACATTGAGCAGAACACAAGAAATTTTTATATTGCAAAAACCGGACAGCCAGAAGAAAAAATTAAGGACTGGATGGATGAAGAAAAGTGGTTTACAGCTGAACAGGCTGTTGAATATGGTTTCGCGGACGAGGTTTTAAAAGCTGAAAAATCTACCGAAACCCCTATCGCAGCATGTGTCAGTGGACGCGAAATGGCCGCCATGAAGAGCCTTTACAAGGCTGTTCCGGGAAATATCCAGGTTGAAGAAAAAACGCCTGGAAACGGCACAGAAAAGCCCACAGAGCCAACCAATAATGTCAGTAACGGTACTCCTTCCGGGGTGCTGCCTGAAAATAAATTTACAAACAAGGAGGAAAATCCTATGGAACCCAAAGACATGACACTGGAACAGCTGAAGGAAGGAAATCCGGACTTACTGGCACAGATCCGCCAGAGCGCCATTGATTCTGAACGCGCAAGGCTGGAGGACATCGACGCGCTGACCGTACCGGGCTATGAAGAGATGGCAGCACAGGCGAAGACAGACGGAACATCCGCTATGGAGTTTCAGAAACAGATTGTAGCCGCCATGAAGGAAAAAGGTAATGCCTTTCTCCAGAACCGTCAGAAAGAGACAGCCCCGGCACAGAATGTAGGCGGTGGCGCACCTGTCAGCAGCAAGGCAGAAGAGGAAAAAGAGATTCAGGATAATGCCAAGGAAATTGCTGAGTACGCCAAAATGTACAGCGGCGATGGCGCTTCTGAAATGTTTTAAGGAGGTAAACAAAAATGAGTGAGCTTTACAGCACAATCGGATCCAAAACATACGATCAGCTCCTTGCAGACCCGCAGGGGGCTGAAATTATTTCCATCCCATGCAAGCCGGGAAATGGAACAATCGCCAGCGGCACCGTAATGTACCGTGAAAGCACAGGCTTATACTCTCCGGCGACAACTGCAAATGTGGTTGACACCAATATGCTTGTTGTGCTGAAGGAGGGCGTTGACACTGGCAGCGCACCAGGTTCTGGTGAGACGGCAGTAGCAGAAGATGCAGCGGCTTACCGTAAGGGACGTTTTGTCAGTGGCCGCGTCACCCTTGCAGCCGGTGCGGCATTAACCGCAGCACACAAGGTTGTCCTTCGCAAGCAGGATATTGTGTTCGATGTGAAGGAAACAACTACAACCTTCGATAACACAGTTACCGGAGAATAATACGAGGAGGAAAAGAAAATGCCAGATATTTATTCTACAAGAGCGCAGCTCGCAGCAATTGACCTCATGCCGAGAGAGTACAGTGCTTTATATGATTTCTTTGCCCGTGAGATGGGGGCAATTGAAGATGATAAGGCAATTTATGATTACCGAAAAGGCAGCCGCCGCATGGCTCCGACCGTACACCCTGGCACTGGCGGCGTACTGATGGAACGAGATGGATATGAGACAAGAGAAATCGGGTTCTGCCAGGTTGCACCGGAAAGGATTATTGAAGACCAGAACCTGAAAGGCCGCATGTTCGGAGAGAAGGTTCTCGGCGCAATGACACCACAGGAGCGCGAGAAAAAAATGCTTGCCCGTGATCTTATTGACATGAGAAAAGCAATCCAGCGCCGCTATGAGTGGATGGTCAGACAGGTTCTGCTGACCGGAAAGCTCTCTGTATTCAATTACACAAATGAGGGCAGAAGTTTAAAGACAAATATGATCGCAGATTATGGTTTCACCAATGCCTATACTCCAGACACTAAGTGGAATCAGACCGGTGCTAAAATTGACTATGATATGCGTAAGATCTTCGATCTTGTATATGATGGCCTCGGATATGTAGAAAAAATCCTTATGGCACCGGATGTTGCTAACGCCATGATTGAAAATGGAAATTATATCAAGACCTTCGATGGCAGAAATATTGATATGGGAAAACTGAACACCAGATACAGAGGCTCTGGTCTCCGCTTCATCGGCTGGAACAGTGACGGCGTAGAGATGTACAGCCTCTCCGGAACCTTTATTGATGATGACGGAACTGCAAAACCGGTTATCCCATCTGGAAAACTGATTGCCGGAAGCACTGACGCATTAAAGGTGTATTTCGGACCGGTAACACAGGTAGAGGAAACCGGCGCAAATGCAGCACATAAGACCTATATCAAAAAACAGGTTCCGCTGAAATACGGAAGCATTGACGGAAACGCCATCAAGAACCGCCTTACAAGCTGCCCGACAGTGATCCCGGACAACGTAGACGGATGGGCTGTAGCAACACTTCTCTAAGGAGGTAGGCGAGATGTATATTGCAAACCATTATGTGAGAGTAGGGCAGGATCTCCTGAAGAAAGGAGATCTTGTCCCGTCTGATCTTCCAGAAGATAAAATTAAATGGCTGTTGGAAGCAGGGGCAATCCAGGAAGCGACAACTCCTTTGGAATTTTATGGACATGGTGAGCTTCCTACCGTCCCAGCTTCAGAAGCAGCGGAGGCTATTCCGCTTGTAGAAGCGGAGATTGAGGAAGAAGAGACAACGGATGCTGTAGACGAGGAAGATAACACCGATACCGACACAGAGGAAGAAATTCCAGAAGTTGATGTTATGTCCGGAATTGTATCTGAGGAAGTTACACCAAAAGCAACCAAAAAATCCAGCACCAAAAAGCAGACCGGAGGTAAGAAATGAGAGTAAAACTTCTTAAATGCGGTGAGGTAAAAGAATTTAACGACAGTTATGCTTTACGCCTTATCGAACAGGGAAAAGCGGTTCTTCCACCAGAGAAACCAAAAGAAAAAGCGGCTGACCCAGCGAAGAAAGCAACCCAGACCAAGAAAGAGGCGGACGGAAAGACTACCCAGAAAGGGTGATATAAATGTCCCTGAAAGACCGCATTAACAACGACATTTCCAGGTGCTACATGAGGCAGGACCATTTCGCAGAAACCCATTACTGGAATGGGTGCGAAATAATCTGTGTTACGGACGAGGAAGAGGCTCTGAAGAGGAAAAACAACAATGTAAATGATATCAGCTGGGATAACAATACCAGGAGTATATTATTGCATACGCCTCTCGCTACTTTTCCTGGCGGAAAAGAACCGGAGCCAAACACACACGTTGTATTTGACAACCGTTCCATGAAAATCCTGGAAGTGGCGAACAACATGGGAGTGCTTGATATCACACTCACCGCTATGGATCCGAGGGAGTATTAATGAGGACTTCTGAAAGACTTACCGGCTTGAAAAAGTGGGTAGAAAAAAACTTATGTGAAGGCCGGGAAATGAAAACTCCCGGTCCCAATATGGATATCAGTAAAATTGTACGGCAAAAGCCCGCTTGTTTCCTTGCATGGGCTCCGGGCAGATTAGATCAGACCGGACAAGTGACGGAGGATCTATTAAGTACATGCCCTGGTATCGTGATTATGCCAGACCAGGCGTACGCAAAATACATGGAGGAAAAACGGTTTGACCGTTACAATAATATCCACAGACCAACCCAAATGGGGCAGCACTTATCTGTATGTATGCTTTTCTCCGTCTATGAACCAGGTACCCGATTACCTGGATTCATAGACAGCGCAGGAGAAAAAGGAAAAGGCCTTGATATGTCCTTGATTAAAGAGGGGACAGAACAAGGCCTTTTTACGTTGACGGACTGGATGGACGACTGCTTGCAGGGACTTCTTAGAGACAGACTTATCCCGGACACAGATCTATCTCTGGATGAAACTACAGTGACTTATGGCCTGTACAAGGATCAGAACTATGTGGTTGACCGCCGGCCAATCTACTACGGATATGTCAACGCAACCTTCAACTGCTATGCGGATGAAGGTGTAAACGAAGAAATGAATGATCTTTTATCATAAGGAGGACGATATAAAATGGCTGAATACAAACACGGCGCGTATGGCGTTGTCAGCGGCACCGGCACAAAGGTTTCCGGGAAAAGCAAGGCTGCTTTAGTGTACATTGGTACCGCCCCGGTACATACCGTTGAAAATGGCGCTAAAAATGTAAACGTGCCAATGCTCATTAATGACATTTCAGAAGCTAAGAAATACTTAGGGTATTCTGACGACTGGGCTTCCTACACTCTTTGCGAAGCGATTCACCATCACTTTGAGACAAAGGGTGTTGGCCCCCTGGTATTTATTAACGTGCTGGATCCTGTAAAACACAAATCCGATGAAAGCGGAAATATTTCCAAAACACCTGAGAACGGAAGAATCCGAATTCCATCTGCAGGAAGTATTATCCTTGACAGTGTTGTTGTAAAAACAAAAACTGGAGATGTGACAAAGGAAAAAGGAAAGGACTACACCATTTCCTACAATCCTGAAAAGGAAACTATTACAATCGCGGAGCTTACAAGCGGTGCCCTTGGAAAAGATGAACTTGCGATCACATACGACAATGTGGACCCAAGCGAAGTTACCACTGATGATGTGATCGGCTCCAGTGATGGACTTGGAAAGAACACTGGTATTTTCGCAGTAAAAAATGTATATCAGGCTACTAAGTACATCCCGGCATTTATTCTTTGCCCTGGATTTTCTTCTATTCCGGCGGTGCATGCTGCGATGTACCAGAACAGCATGAAAATCAATGGACACTGGGATGCATTTATGAAAGTGGATCTGCCGCTTACTGATAATTCCACAGCGCTCACATTTGACAGCGTGAATACTTTCCGAAATGCAAATGGCTACAACCATGAAAACGAGATCGTTTACTTCCCAATGGCACAGGGAACAGACGGACGTATTTATCATCTTTCTGTACTGGCTGCGGCTAACTTCCAGGAGCTTTTACTTGCACAGGACGGCATTCCATACAAGTCCGCAAGCAATACAGAGTGCGAGATTATTGAAAACCTGTATCTCGGAGAAGCGTACAAGGACCGCATTTTCGACGATGAGATCATCAATAAAAAGCTGAACCAGAATGGCATTGCTTCCGCTGCATATGTGGGCGGCCGCTGGGCTATCTGGGGCGCACATTGTGCTGATTACGGACAGGAAAGCGGCGATTCTGTCAATGTAGCAGAGACTAACCGAATGATGCTGTATTACATCAGCAACGATTTCCAGCAGAGACGTTCCCTGGATATCGACCAGCCCTTAACTCCGAACGATATTAAAAATATTGCCTCCCAGGAGCAGACACGCCTTGATGCAATGGTTAATTCCGGAATGCTTACATATGGCGAAGTAGAGCTGAAGGCTGATACAGAGGCAAGAAGCGATATCCTGAACGGAGATTATTGCTTTACCTTTAAAGTAACCGCAACCCCACTGGCAAAGAGCCTGACTGCCGAGGTTAACTGGACAGAAGATGGATTTGCCACCTATTTTGCAGACATCAACGCTGATTAAGGGAGGTAAAAAGAATGCCAAGTAAAGTATACAACAACGTGGAAGACCATCGGCTGATCGATGGAAATTCCGTAGTAGAAGACGTTACAAAGGTTGGCTTACCAACCTTAAAACACGATACAACTACCATCTCCGCTGCTGGAATGGCAATGGATGTAGACATGCCTAACACAACACATCTTTCCTCCATGGACTACACCATTACCCATAATAACGGTGTAAATGGAAAGCTGCTAGGAACACCTGGAAAGCATACACAGGAGTTCAGGACTGTAAGACAGCGATACAGTGTGTCGGCTGGAGAAATTGAGCACGAAAGCGTGAAATACCGCCTGGTAGGTGTTCATGTGGAGACACAGAAGGGCGACATTGAAACCGGATCCCCTTACGGAAGTACAGAGAAATATTCCTGCTTACGCTATGAGGAAGAGATCAACGGAGAGGTTGTCACCATCATTGATGCTATGGCTGGCGTTATCAAATACAACGGCAAGACATACACCGATGAAGTGCAGAACATGCTCAAATAATTTAATTATTACAAATATTAAAACATAATGCCGGCAGTCAAAAGCGCGAGCGCTCGCGCTTTTGGCTTTTTAAGAAAGAAGAGGAAGACGATGGAAGAAGTAAAAAATATGCAGGATCAGACAGCAGAAAAGGATAAAACAGCAGATAAAGTTGCAGCAGACAGAGACAAGCAGAAGGCTGCCAGAGAGAAGCTGATTGAAGAAATCAAGAGAAGAAGCGAAGAAGCAAACGAGGCGATCAGGGAAGGAAAAGGGCGGCTTAGATTAGAAACCCCGATTCTTTCAATGGACAAAAAAATCGAGGAGGTTGCCTACGATTTCACAAAAGTTACCGGAATGGAATATACAGCAGCTATGGATGCAGACCAAAGCGCACAGCCGGGATTTAAAATCACATACAAACAGGCGTTTGCCCTCTTTGCAAGGGCTGTTGCGAAAGAAACCGAGGGGCTTGATACAAAGGATGTAATGGAACGGATGGGGATGATGGACGCAGCGGAAGGAGTACAGCTTGCAGCAAATTTTTTCTTCGCATCGATCCGGGCGGCCCGTCTTCGTATCTCGAAAATGTAATTGTGGCCGGGATGGTAACGCATACATCCATACCGGATTTTATGAACATGGAAATGAAGACTTTCTACAGGACACTTAGCTCTATCGTGAGGGTTCTGAATAAGTCTAAAAGATAGATTGGGGGAGGCAGTCAAAATGGAAATTTACTACCAGGGTACAGATATCACAGATTCTGTGCAGTTAAAATCCTGCATCGTGCGGGACAATGGCGGTGGACGCAGTGACAGCCTGACCATAGAGTTTAACAACGCTTCCAGCTGGCACAGCTGGAAGCCAGAGGAGGACGACCAGATTACCATAACACACAATGGGTATAACAGCGGAGTAATGTATGTGAACCGCGTTATTCCGGAAGACGATGTATATATAATCATGGCATCCTCTCTTCCCTGCAAGGCAAGGGAAAAAGGATATAGAAGTTTTTATAAAAAAACCATTGAGGAAATCATGCGTCAATGCGCTATGGAATCCAACATGGACTTTGGCATATATGGGATTGATGGAAAAATCATCATTCCATATATTGAAAGGGATAATGAAGGGTGCGCAGCCTTCCTGGATAGGCTATTAACACTGGAAGGTGCAGCCCTGAAATGCGTGAACGGAAAATATAGCGCTATTGGGCTGGCATACGCACAGGAGAGGGCTGCATTACAGACAATCCAATTGACGGCCACACAGGAGGGCATACAGTACATGAAAAAAGGTACTGCATACAAGGGAGTAAAGATCATTACGCCTTACGCTTCTGGAAGCGCGACAGATGATAATGTGCCGGAAAATCACTCCTGGTATACGGGATGCGGCGAATTTCCCGCACGGAACAATATCCAGGCCGCCAGATGGGCGAGGGGAAAACTGCTGGCCTTGAACAGGCAGTGCGAAGAACTGACTAAGCAGACAGTCTTTAAT